TCTTCACTGAGCAATGGTTCCACGAAGCCGAATCGCCGGGCTTCAGGCTGGCAATCGTGGGGTCCTGCGCTTGGATAACCACGGGCACCGCCGCGAGTCCATCCGCCAGTGCTGCCGCGTCCTCTGTCGCCCCTTCGAGCGAGCGGGCTTGCCGGGTTTGGGAGTCCATCGAAGCATTCGTCATTCCCATATTTCTGTCCTTCTTTCTCCGCAATGCGGAAAGTTATCGACGTTCCACTACTGGCTCTGAAATCGCCAGTTCGTAAACCGGATCGCCTTTGAAACGTGCGAACGCACGCTCAAGATCGTGCTGCGAAATGTCAGGGAAGCCTTTCGAGCGCCGCCATGCCGCAAATTCTTCCAGCGTGTTGAACGCAGCCCGCCGCGCCTGCGCCCCGGCAGCGGCGTTTTTCGGTTCATCGGTTCGCTGGCCAGTCCAGCGCCAGTTCGGATCAGCAGGGCTGTGGTCTTGTCTATCGGGTAGCATTTGCGTCATCCTCTCTAATTTGTATTCCCAATTTGCGGAAGCGTTCACGCCGCATCCAATCGCGGTCCGCTTCGTCCCAGAGCGCCGCCTTGACCGGGGCCTTCATGCCACGCGCACGCAGTTCCACGCCGACGCGTTGCAATGTTCGGGCGCTAACTTGTGTAAGCAGGTTGCTCACATTTGGCGGGGTCAAGCGTTGGGCAGAAACTGAAGTACCGCTGGGATATGCAGGTCGCAAAACTGCCGAAACGTCAAAAAGAGGTTTGACCATGCGCAGAGTTCGCTTGAGGAACTTCAAACCGTTTTCGTCGTAATCATCGCCCCATTCATCGCCTCCGGTTTCGGGAACTTGGAACGCAAAACTCATTTCCCGAATATCTTGACGGCGAACGGCCTCCATGAGGTCACGGGCTTGCTGGCTGTTCCCCAATTCGCAGCGAGAGTCCAATCCATCCTTGCTGTCGGTCAACACCAGAGTCCCGCTGGATACTCGGCCATACGGCAAATCCGTGGCCGAATGATTTAGGGTGAATACACAATCGTCTTTTTCGCGAACGGCCCTACTGAACGCTCCCGGCGCGATCACCTCGCGGAAGCCGCCCAAATCGGCGCTCAAAACCCCATAAGAGGCGGCTCTACCGACCAAGTAGTTCTTTCCCGCCGAAGCGCGCACTTCAAGCTTCGTTGCAAAACTTCTTCGTTCGAATTGCGTCATTTTATTTCTCCTTGGATTCGATGCTGTGCAATCGTTTTGCGTGCTGGGTTGCTCTGGATTCGAGCTTTTCCAGCCTCCGTTCCAGCCGGAGGCTCTTCTGAATGGCAAGACAGGCTAAATCCCGCAACACTGCGATTTCCTTTTCTAGTGATTTCATTTTGTCCTCCAGGTCGGGGTCGGCGTTCGCGCGGTCTGAACCTTCGAGCGATCATAATGTCCGCCCGAATGTTACGACGTGTAGCCGAATTTCCCGGAGTATTCCTCGATTATGGCCACCGGAAATTTTGAAGGCCCAAGCGTGCAGTGCGCCCACACAACATCTTTCGCCGAAGATGGCTTGCCATCATAGTGGCAGTCCTGCCCACATCGTCCGCAATATCCGACAATGCGCGGCTTGCCGGATTGAAGACCAGATTCGACCTTCCAACCAACTTGGTGCAGCGGCTTCGGCGGCGGGCTGATGCGCTTAATCAAGGCTTGGCGCTCGACCGGGTGCATTTGCCGGATGGCTTCAGAAGCGAACTGCGAAATCATCAGCTCTTGCGCTCGCAAGGTCACAAGATTGTCGCTGAGAATTTTCTTACGGAGTTCTTCTTCGGGGCAGGGCAAGCTTGTAGTGCCGAATAGTTCTTCAATGAATGTCATTTCAGATTCCTCGCTTTCTAGATTCAAAATTTCCGATTCAACTTCCGATAGACCCACGCGCTGTTAAGGGCGCATGCGTTCCAGCAAGCCTTGCAGAAAAAGCAAATCGTTTCGCGCGCCGCATTCGGCGGCCTGCCGCATCAACCAGCAAATTTCCTCGCGGTTCACAACAACAACCAGCCACCAGAACGGAACTGGATTGGCTTCCACGCCTTCAGCCTCAATCACGAACGGCCAGCCCAGCCGTTCTGCCAAGATGCTGAACGTCAGAATTGTTTCGATCCCGAATATGCGCGGTATCTTCACAGGCCAAAAATCTCCCGCAAGCGCGCAATCACGGCATCGGTTGCTTTGCTTTTGTTCGACTCGAAGGCGCGGGTCATAAACGGGTTCGCGCCCATCCTCACAGTTCCGAATTCTAAAAATTTAGCCACGAGCCACGCTGGCTTTGCACGGGGGCCTTTTCCAAGGCGCGGATTGTCGGAAGTGGGATACGTCACTTTCGCGGACGGCCCGACAAACGCGGAACCTGTAAGCCCGCCGCCGCGAACTCTAGTTTTTATGTCGATGTGTTCTGAAAGAAGCCCGGAATCCTTCGGGGCTTCGTCAACGATGGCCGCTTGAATTACTTTCGCCCCATCGCGCAGCGCAGCGCGAATCGCGGCTTTGGCTTTTTGTGGAAGCTGGTCTTGGAGCTTTTTTTGAAGCTCTTCCAGGCCAACGACTTTCACTTCAACGGGACTGGCCATGACCGAACCCTCCGTCTTCCTTGGATGTTTTTTCTGAGTGATGTTTCTTGCACAGACCACTCAGGTTGTTGCGATCCATGAACAACGCCCAGTTTCCTTTGTGCGGGATTTTGTGGTCCACGTCCGTTGCGGGCTGATTGCATCCGGGAACCGCACAGATTGAATTTTCACCTTGGCTTAGGAACCACAGCCGTAGGTTCTTCCAGCATGCAAGCGAGTACCACGAATCCCAGGCGGGTCTTGTACGAACCGGCTTAGGGGTCGCGGGCGGTTTACAGCGCCACATTATTTTCGCGGCCTGAACGATGCCATGTGCGGGTCGCCGAAGCCGATTTCAGCTATGGTTTCTGGGCCGCGATTTGCTCCGGAGTATTCGTACACGCCGGAACTAGCGCCGTTTTTCTCATCCCACGAGTCGAGGACTCGCGTTTGGTTCTGCGAGGCCAGCCCCGTTGCGGATCGCATGGGAAGAAAAGCGTAAGCTTCCTGAAGCTCCTTATCCTCGATAGGTCCAGCTTTCACGTTGATTTTCTTTCCGAGTTGCCGGGCCATCTCAAGCTCGGGGGCTGTGGGGTTCGGGGACAATCCAGCAGCGATGCTTGCCGCTGCGACTCGCGCCTGCTGGGCTTTGCGTTCCAGGTAGGAACGCAGGCAATAGTCTTGGCCGCATCCGCACCTGTACGCGGTTTGCCATCCGAAGATTCCGCCGAGGGCGAGTTTCATTTCGGTCGCACATCGACAAACGTAGATGTGGCCTGTGATTGATCCATCGGACGCCTGCATCTTGAACCACTGATCGCGCGGGGGAACACCTTCCTGAATCGCCGCATATTCAATTTGGCTCGCCTTGTTCCTGCCAAGCGGCCAGAATTTCAAGGACGCATTTCTCACATCATCAAAAAATCCCATCGTGCCCTCCTGTAGATTCGTTGCCGTGTAACGGGCCTAAAAGTACTTAATCACGCCGTCCCACGCAGACATCTTTGGCGCGGCGAGCCAGCCATGCCATGCAGTGATCGAGGCCTGAACGCCGTCAACTTTTTCTTTTACTGAAAGCTTCTTCGGCATCAGACCGCCGTGTTTTTCGTCTTCTTCGAGCACGACGTTGCCTGCCATCCAGCGCAGCACTGGGTTATTCAGGTGCCACAAAGACCCGTTCCAAATCGCCTGCTTGAATTCACGTGCGGGCGTTGTCAGTTCGCTCGGCTTCTGCGGGACTTCTTTGCACTCACACACGCGCGACTCCGCTAGCTCGGCCATCAGAACCCGCGCCTGCCAGGGGTCGAACGAAATGGATTGAATCTTTCCGGGGCCGTTCGAGCAGAGGTCCAAGATGTCTTGGCGAATGATTCGGGGGTCGCACATATCGCCCTCGATCAATTTGATCCAGCCTTCGCGCGCCCACGTTGAAAGCGGGACTTCCCAAGATTTCTCCTTTTCAAACAGCGCAAATTCTGGCATCCAAAAAAACGGGATGATCGCCACGCGGTCGCTCAACGGGAACAGCAACACGTAGCAGCTCAGGTCCGATATCAACCCAAGGTCCAGTCCGCCCCAGCATTTTTCCAAGTAGTTGTCCTCTAGGAATTGTTTGCGAAGGTCCAGCGGCGTCATTTCGGCAGGCAGGTAATCCGCGCCCCGGCATGCTTCCCATTTCGCGGCGGGAATGCTGCGTCCAGATTTGAAACTAACCCAACGATTGCAGTGATATCTCTGGAAGGCGGTCTGTCCGCTGGGGTCTGCTTCCGCTTCCGCAATAATTTTGCGCAATGCTTCGGGCTGAAGACTCACTCCGAGGTTCGGATTCGCCTTGGGCCAGTTTCGTTCATCGCGGAAGTCATCGTCCGGGTCGAGCTGGTAGATTGCTACGAACGTCGAGTCGTCGTTGAACACGCCGGTCAAAATCTTCGTGGCCAGCGCATGCTTGTTGTGGGCGAAGCAATTTTCCGATTCGCCCGCCGTCGTAATGGCGAAGGTCAACGGCTGCGAGCGTGAAACAGTTCCCTTGCAGATTTTGTCCCACTGCTCGCGGTTTTCCCATTCGTGAATTTCGTCCGCCAGAATGAAGTACGGGCGCAAGCCGTCCATAGATTTGGTTTCAGATGACAGCGGCTCGAACCGGGAGTCAGTTTCTTGGACCAGCAGGGACGCAATGTTAGCCCCAGTGAACTCCTTCAGGGCGGCCTTCAGTTCAGCGTTGGAGTGAACCGCGCGAACAGCATCGCGATAGATCAACTTCGCCTGATCCCTCTTGGTCGCGGCGGAGTAGACTTCGGCGTAACGCTCGCCGTCAGCCACGAGGCCGAACAGACCGATGCCCGAGGCCAATGTCGTCTTGCCGTTCTTTTTGGCCATGCTGATCCAGGCGTCACTGAAGCGGCGCGCGCCGCTGGGCTTCTTCCATGCGAACAACGAGGTCACGATCCAGGTCTCCCACGGCTCCAACTTCAGAGCGCAGAAGTCCGAGTACCAGGTGGCGATGTTCCGAGCAGCCGCAGGGTCGAAGAACAACCCTCTCTCGTGGCCAGATTCCAGGTCGTTGAGATGTCGGGCACAGGATCGGCGCAGCAAGTCGCACGAGGGGATCGCTCCTTGCATGATCTGTTGGCAGTAATCGCGGGCTACGGTGGCAGGGTCGCCTTGCGGCCACTCGTAGACCCCGGCGATGTCCCGGCAAACCGTTTGGCCGGGCAGCAAGCGCGCAGCAAACGTGGAACGTTCGGCCCGCACGTCAGCCAGGAAAGCTTCAAGGGTAGGCGCGGCGAACGGCGGCTTCTCATCTCGGGAACCGACAACCGGATCCTCAGCAGACGGCGTTCGCGCTTCGAACTTGGCGGAGATCTCGGCTGCGCGCGCGCGGCCCCGCGCCTTGGCCGCCCCGGTCCCCCGATATCGGTC